TTTTCTCGGTTTTTGCTCACTTTTGTGTGCGTTCGGAAATCGTGTTTGTTCATATCACAAGTTCCGAAGTTTCCGCATGATATTTTCGTACAGACGCGGGTTGACGATATGCAGGCTGTCCATCAGCTCATCGATGACGTTTCATATCTTGCAAATGTAATTCCTTCCACACATTTTGTAAAATATATAAAATTATCGATAAATATTGCATTTCGGCAAGATACAGTGTATAATAACAAAGAGGAGGTTTTCGTTATGAATAATTCTCAAATAGCCACGGCCGTGGCGATCAGAGACTTGAATTGCTATTCTCTGGAAACGATTGATGACAGAATACTATTGCAGAAAAAAATTTATCTGGCACAGGACATTGGTCTGCCTTTAGGTTACGGCTATAGCTGGTACATTCACGGTCCGTATTCCCCTGATCTTACCGCTGCCGCTTATCAGATTATACCGGAGGAAATCACAGCTATTGAAAACCATTCATTCAGAGAACCCTACGCCTCTATGATTTCCAGAGTAAATGAACTGGAAAACGAACTTGCGCATCAAAGCTTCAAAATCAGCGTTGTCAAATGGTACGAGTTGATTGCTTCCATTGCCTATTGGCATAAGTTCGGATTCAACACTGAGGAAAAAGCCATTCAAAAAATTCGGGAAACAAAGCCGCAGTTTACAAAAGAACAAATTAAAGCAGGTTATTCCACCTATGTTAATTTCAAAAAGCCGGCATAAGGAGAAACGGTATGGCAGATTCATATGCCGAGGAATTCAATTATAAAATAATCAACGACCCAATTTACGGATGTATCAGCCTTTCCGAAACTGAAGTGCAGCTTTTAGACACCCGAGCGATGCAACGATTGAGGCGAATCCGACAAATGGGATTCGCCTCATATGTTTTTCCAAGCGGAGAACACTCCAGATTTGTACATTCTCTGGGTGTGCTTTGCATTATGGGAAAAATGTGCGAGCACCTTTACAGGCAGTATGGTCATTCGCAAAAAGGAGATATTTGCTTCACTCTGGACGACGCCAGGAAACTGCGAATCGCCGCCCTGCTTCACGATGTCGGACATTTCCCGTTTTCGCATCTGACCGAGTGCGTATACAGCTATATGTTTAACGAACAAAATACAAGCACTATTGTTCAAGGTCCTGAGATTTCTGCAAATAACAATCTTCAGCTACTCGGAGATCTTGCCAATTTCAAAAAAAGAAAAGCCAATGACCATGAGCATATGGGTGCAGAAGTGGTCAAAAAAGATCCGGAAATAACCGCCATTCTGGAATCCGCCGATGTATCTCCTAATGAAATCGGACAAATTATTATCGGAGATACACAGGCAAAACCCGTCTATGCACAATTGCTGCATTCGAGCTTAGATGCAGATCGATTGGATTATTTGCTGAGAGATTCAAGACAAGCAGGCGTTTCTTTCGGGA